TCATTGGAACTAATAGCGGGGGTGCGTACGTGAGGTGGGGTCACAGAAAGAAGGGGGACCCCTACTGGATTGACTACGCCCAGAGGAAGAACAGGTATCTCGTGCAGCCAGGCTCCAAAGGTGGCACGTCGCGTATTCAGGCTCACACCAGGGTGTTCTTTTCCAACAACGTGGTCGGGGACAACGATGAGGGGGAAGATGAGCATTACCTTGCCTCGCTGCAGGACCCTGGGTACTGGGCGGAGAAGCTGCGCAAGGAAAACAGGCCCTATGAGACCGTCGCCGAGACCCTGATCAGGTTCAAGTGGACTGACTTCAAGATGGGCGGCTCAACCAACCTGGACAAATTCATATGACCTCAGAAGACTTTCGTGCCGCAGTGGTCGCAGAAATCCGCGACTGGGCCTCCGCCAGCTTCCCCTCCCTGCCCGTGATCTACGAGAACGGGCCGGTGCCCGACGAGGACAAGATTGGCCCGATCTGGCTTGACGTGGAGATCCGCTGGTACGACGGGTCCGTTGCAGCCATCGGCAGCAGCCCGCGTACCCGGGACTTCGGGGCCGTTTCACTCGCCTGCTTCTACAAGGTTGGGGAGGGTACGAAAGCCCCGGGCCAGGTGATCGAATCCATCTCCTCTCTGCTGCAAACCAGGCGATTTGGCTCTGCTGTGACCGGCGCGCGCAAGCGCACTGTGCCCACCACCCTGAGGGGTTGGCACAAGACCGGCGTGCTGATTCCTTTCACCCTAGGGTAGGGGGATTTACTTCCTGAAATTTCGTCCCCAGTATGGCCCGCATCGTTGACCGTTACGACCATTTTTCTCGGGGAACCCCATGACCTTTTCAAGCAACGCCTTCGGACAGCTCCGCTACATCGCTGAAGCCTCTCGGGGCGTGACCCCGGGCTCCGGCAACGGTGTCAACCTTCGTCAGACCGGCCCGACCATGAAGGCCAAGGTCAAGACCCAGAAGTCTGAGGAAATTCGCCAGGACCGCCTGGCGTCGGGCTCGACGCGTGTGGATCTCGACATCGACGGCGGTTTCAACTTCGAGCTGTCCGGCAAGGAGTACGACCCCTTCCTGTGCGGTCTGCTCGGCCAGTCCGCCTTCACTCACTACGGCACGGCAGGCCTCGGCACCACCTTCTCTCTGACCACGGCCGCGTTGCTGTTGACGGCCGCGGTGGCTCCCACCACGACCTCGGCGTTCTCCAACCTCGCCGCCGGCTCGTGGTTCAAGATCATTCCTCCGGTCGGCGCCACGTCTGCCCAGAAGGCGTACTTCGCTGATGCCTGGTTCAAGGTGGCCTCCACGACCACGACCACGATCGTCCTGGATGCGAGCACCCCGGTGACCGGCGCAGGCCTTGGCATCACGACCGCTGCCGGCTACGCGGTCTCCCAGTCGTCCATCGTGAACGGCTCCACCTTCGGCACCTTCACGCTTGAGTACGCCCTCACCGACATTGGCCAGTTCCTGCCATTCACCGGCATGCAGGTGGGCAACATGGACCTGAACTTCGACGTCGGCGCGATGGTGAAGGGTTCCTTCGGGTTCATCGGCCAGGGCCACAGCGGCATGGTCGGTGCAACCACGCTGCCCGGCTCTCCGGTGGCTTCCCAGACCCTCGAGGTCATGAACGGGGTGTCCGACCTCGGCGCGATTTACGAGAACGGCGCGAGCATCCTCGGAGCCACCTCGTTCATCAAGAGCATGAAGCTCTCGGTCAACAACAACCCGAGAGGCCAGAAGGCTCTGGGCGTCTTCGGCAACGCAGGCGTAGCTCTCGGGGAGCTTGCAATAGGCGGCACGCTGGACGTGTACGTTGAGAACGCCACCTACTACAACAAGTGGCTGAATGGCACCAACACCAGCCTGTCCGTGGGCATGGCGGATGCCGCAGGCAACGGGTACCTGATCGACTTCGACAAGGTGACGTTCACTGACGGTGGCCTGAACGCTCAGGGTCGCGATGACGTGATGCTGAGCTTGCCCTTCGAGGCCTACTACAGCCCCACAACTGGCCGCGGCATTCGCATCACTCGTGCGATCGCGGCGTAACCGAATCCAGGCGGCTACGGCCGCCTAGATAGGCGGGCCCACCAGGGCCCATTTCCACCCCTGCAAAAGAAGAAAAGTAAATCATGGACATTTTTGCCACCTACGCAACGGACGAAGTCGCTGAAGTCGAGGGCCGCTGGGTACCCCTGTCGAAGACGGCGAAGGTGCTGGTCGCCCGCACTGGCAACCCGAACTACATCAAGGCGCTGCGCCAGCGGATGAAGGACAACCAGATCGACCCCGAGGACAACTCCGAGGAGAACGAGAAGCTGGTCACCGGCCTGATTGTCGAGACGATGGCCGAGACCATCCTCCTGGGATGGAAGGACATCGAGTACAAGGGCCAGAAGCTCGAGTACAGCAAGAAGAACGCGGTCACACTGCTTGAGGTCAAGGACTTCCGCAAGCGCATCAGCGACATCGCCGACAAGGCGGAATCCTTCCGCATCAAGCAGGAAGAAGAAGCGGGAAACGACTGACGACCGCCCTTGACTGGAACCTCCGCTGGGGGTCTTCCGTCAAGGCGTTCGAGGATCGGGCTCGGCGCACAGGCGTCGTAGCCCGCCCAATGCAGAACCGTCCCCGGCTGAAGCCGGAGGACGTCCCCTATTACGATGCTTTCTCCTCTCTCAACGCCTCGCGCCAGGCAGGTATGGCAGGCACGGAGCCAATCCCCGTCAGCGAGGTACTCGCGTACCTGCATCTGGTGGGGATTGCTTCTCCGGACGCTAGGTCCAAGTATCTGCGGTTAATCCAGAAGATGGACGCCACCTATAAGGCCTTCGTCGCCGAGAGAACCCCACAGAGCGGAAAATGACCGACAAGCTCGTATTCGAAGCGGACCTTGACAATACGCCTATCCTGAAGGCGTTTGAGCGCGTCCGCGCGGAGGCCCTGTCGATCGACAAGCTGATGTCGGACCTCGGGAAGGGGACCGACCTGCAGCAGGCCATGGCGCAGCTTGCCACGGCCGCCACCTCGTCCATGCAGGTGGTGCGTCAGCAGCTCAAAACTATCGACACCAGCGTCAAGGAGCTGCAGAGCCAGCTTTCTACTAGCGCGAAGGCCGCCGGCAAGGCGATCGGGGATGGTGTGGCCTCCGGGGTGCAGGAGAGTACTGGCAAGGTCACCAGCGTGGTTCGCGCGCAGGCCCAGTGGTTGCAGGCCGCGTACGAGGATGAGCTGAAGAAGGGTGTCAAGTTCAGTTCCAAGGACCTGATGGACTTCAAGGCCTGGGGCGTGAACATCGGGGCGGACGCGCGCGCGGGGATCCACGAGGGGATGATGAGGGCGAACTCGGCCACGCCGATCGACCCACGGGTTCTGCTGGGCCTGACTCCTGACGTGATGGGCAAATCTGCCCAGGCCTCAGCCGAGGTGTTTAAAGACTCCTTCCAGGCGTCCCTGCAGAGGGCTCGCGCCGCGTCTCCTATCGACCCTCGTACGCTGCTTGGCCTGACCCCTGACGTGATGGGCAAATCGGCTCAGGCCTCAGCGGAAGTATTCAAGGAGTCCTTCCAGGCCGCTGCACTCACGGCGTCTCAGCGCACCAAGTCCGCGTCCACCATTGACCCTCGCGTACTGCTTGGGCTGACCCCTGACGTTATGACGAAGTCCGCCAAGTCGTCGGCGGAGGTGTTCAAGGAGTCTTTCCAGACTGAGCTCATGAGGGTGAAGGCGTCGTCGGCCCCTGACCCTAGGGTCCTGCTTGGCTTGACCCCTGATGTCATGACCAAGTCTGCGAAGGCGTCCGCAGACGTGTTCAAAGAGGCGGGCCTTCTGGACAAGGCCACCAAGGATCTGACCAAGTCGCAGTCTGACCTGAACGATGCCTTCCGCTCCGGGCACTCAGCGGCCCGTGGCCTGGCCTCGGGTATGAATGCCATGTGGCTGACGTGGGGACAGCTGGGCCCACTGCTTGCGGGCGCGGCGCTGTCGAATGCCTTCGTTCAGGCCATTCGGCTGGGCTCCGAGTTCGAGAACACCCTAGCCATCATTGAGCACGTTGGGGGGCAGGCAACTGGAGAAGTGCGACTGCTTGGAGAGGCAGCGCTTGAGCTGTCACGCGTTGGCCCTTACGGTCCAAACGAGGTCGCACTCGCACTGAAGACCATGGCGCTGGCTGGTATGGACGCCAAGGAGTCCATGTCCGCCCTGAAGCCGATGCTAGACTTCGCCCTAGTCGGAGAGATGGGGGTGGAGAAGGCTACGGAGAGCGCCATCGCCATCTCCAAGGCCTTTGGGTACACGGCAGAGGGGGTGAGCTCCGTCACGGATGTCATTGCCAAAGCGGCGGCCGTCTCCATGAGCTCTATCAGCTCAATGACGGAGGCCTTCCGGCAGGCGTCCACGGTGGCGCAGCAGTTTGGTGTGTCCCTCAAGGACGCCTCCACGACGCTGGCCCTACTCAGCCAGGTGGGCATTCAGGGAACCGCCGCGGGTACCGCGATGCGGAATATGTACACCGAACTACTTGGCATGTCCAAGGGCGCTCGGGACATCCTGAAGAATGTGCTGCAGATCGAGGTGTTTGACAACGCGGCGAAGGCCATGAAGCCTCTGCCGATCATTCTGCGTGACCTGTCCGCTGCCCTGAAGGGGAAGGACTTTGAGTCTCAGCTCAGGGTCCTGCAACGGCTGGGGAACGAGCGGGGCCTGAAGGCGCTGTCCGCTGACCTGGTTGCCTTTGTTACAGCGGCCAAGGGGTCGGGCAAGGACGTAGTCACTGTATTCGAGCAGATCCGCAGGGAGTTGGACGACTCAGCCGGGTTCGTCGCACTCGCGGCTGTGAATATAAGCCTCACGACGTCCAACCAGCTGAAAGCTGTAGGGGCGGCCCTGCAGACGACGCTTGTGGAGGCGTTCTTGAGCGTCAATACCGAGGTGCAGCGCACTGCCGGGGCCCTCAAGGATGCGTTCAACTCCAAGGAGTTCAAGGACGGCGTGGCGGGGCTCGTGGGCAGCCTTGCGGCGCTTGTTCGGTTCCTCCTTGAGCACAAGGACGTGCTGGCTGCGGTCGGCATTGGTGTGGTTGGTGGTGTGGCGGCTACTGCCGGCTACGCGATGTTTGGGTCTCTGGCGGCAGGGATCGGGGCGGTGGCCGCCGCGGTGGGGGTGGCGGCGCCTGCGCTGACCCTTGTTATGGCCTCTCTTGGGCCTATCGGGGCCGTGCTCGGGGTGGCTACGGCGGCGTATGTCCTGTTTGGCCGGACGGCCAAGACCGAGTCTGAAAGGGCGGCGGAGGCCGCTGGTACCCAGTACTCCGCGACGATGGACGGTATCAAGGCGGAGCAGGAGAGGCTGGACAAAGCCATCGCGGCGACAAAGGCGCAATTGCTTGGCACAGACGCGGTCCTGAAGGCGGAGCAGGAGAACGCGATTGAGCGGACCCGCATCCTGCATAACGAGCAAATGGAGGTGGAGCGTACCCGGCACCAGCACGTGATGCTCAACGCGCAGCGTACGCTCGGAAAGATCCAGGGCACGGAGTTTGAAAACACGGCACAGGGGTCTGCGGCGGTCCGTCAGGCAAACGAGCAGATCGCAGCTTCTGCCGCTCACGTCAACGAGACGTGGAAGAAGCAGGAAAAGCAGATGGGCGCCCTAGTGGCGGGCCTGGCAAACATTCGCAGGGGCGCCACGGAGTTGGCAACACTGCAGGAGCAGCTGGCCAAGAAGAATGCCAACAAGCCCACTGGGTCAGGGGTGTACGACCCGGACTCGGCCTCTAAGCACGCCACGGCGATGAAGACGTTCCGCAGCAACGAGCTTGCTCAGACGGAAAAGTTTTACGCCAGTGAGCTGAGCCTGCTTGACAAGTACAGCGCCAATGCCCAAGCCCGCCTGAAGGATGCTCTCAGCTCAGGGCTGATCGACAAGGGCGAGTACATGGCCCGCGAGCTTCTGATGACCGAGGGGTTTGAGAAGCAGAAGCTGCAGCTTCTGGACAAGGAGCGCGCCGCGTACGAGGCCGCGTACACGAACGGCGTTCAGAAGTACCTGCAGGACTACGACGACTGGGTGAACAAACACAAGGGTGAGAAGGGCTTCGCCGAGCAGCAAGCGAAGGCTTTTGAGACCCTGCAGCAGAGCCTTGTCAACACCAGCCTGGCGGCCGAGACCTTCTTCGAGAAGAACGACGCGGAGAAGGCCAAGGTTCAGGACAACGCTCTGACCCGTATGTACAAGCAGGCTGTCGACCTGCAGGGGGCCATCAAGAAGTTGGAGACGGACACCCGGGAGTTCTGGGCTGCGGAGGAGGTTCTGACCAAGAAGGCGTCCACGCAGACTGCCACTGAGGATGCTCTTCGCTACGCATCCCCGGAGACAGCCGCGTATATCTCGGCAGCGGCGAAGGAGACCGAGCGGCTTACGGACCGGGTGTACGACTACGACAAAAAGATCAGGCTTGCGACCATCAGCATGGACGCCTTTGTTGCGTCTGTTGGTGACGACGCCAACTGGACCAAGTCGCTCACATCGAGCTACCTGGGGCAGAAGGAGGCGCTCGCGGCTTTGAATGCGGAGCGCTCCAAGTTGCTCTCCGTCATTCCTGACCGTGCCGCTGAGAAGGGCAAGCTGGCCGTCACGAAGTACTGGAAGGACTGGGAAGGCGACCTGGTGAAGGGCCTCTCCGGCTCCGTCATGGTGGCCCTGTTCGAGGGAGGCAAGGCCGGCTCCAAGTCCCTGCGCGCTCTGATCATCGCTGAACTGCGCAAGCCGATTCAGATCGTGGTGCAGGCGCTGGTGCAGCCGATTGCGAGCGGCGTCAGCAACTTGTTCGGGTTGAACAGTTCCGGAGGTGCCGGGGGCCTTATTAGTCTGCTTGGAGGCACGGGCACCGTCGGAAGCACGATCGCAGGCTGGCTGGGACTGGGAGGCGCCACCGCCGCCGGTGTCGCCGCCAACGTCGGCATCGGCACGGCCGCCGGGCTCACCGCAGCCGAGGCCACGGCGGCTGCCACGGCCGCGGGCGCGGCGGCCGAAGGAGGCCTCATGGCCTCCCTTGACCCCCTGCTGTCGGCCGCCCCCTACCTGGCAGCCATTGCCGGCGTCTACATGCTGGCCCAGCGGTTGGACCACAGTGGCACGCCACACAGTGGCGCTGGCACGTCCTACAGCGCCGCCTCAGGACTCGCGCAAGCGAGCGCTGGAGCCACCGGGGGCGGGTTGTTTGCTGGGATCTCCTACTCCTCTGACACGGAGAAGATGACCACCGGACTGGTGCAGTCCATCGTGGGCATCCTTGACTCGACCGCCGTCACGTTCGGAAAATCCGCCGGATACGAGGCCGCCGCGAGCTTTGCGGATGACTCGTCGAAGGATGGTGCATGGGGTTCTTTAGTCATCAGCAAGCTGGGTGAGGTAGTCTCCGGCTGGGCGGTGTGGGCCGGACACGGGCAGGTATTCAGTGACGGCGCCGCAGGCTCTGCGGAGTATTTGGCGAAGGTCACTTCCGACGTGCGCGCCGCTCTCGACGGGATCGGGCTGCCCGCGTGGGCTACCTCGATGCTGGACAAGCTCGGGGAGTCTCCAACACTTGAGACCCTTTCCGCCACGGTCGCGGAGATCACCAAGATCCAGACGGTGCTTGTACGCCTTGGTGCGGCCCTTCCCATGGTCTCCAACCTAGGCGGCGACGCCGTGCAGCAGCTGGTGAAGGCGAGCGGAGGAGTTGACTCTCTGGCCACCAAGGCGGCCTCTTACTACGACGCATACTTCACCGCCGAGGAGCGCAAGGCTCACACGTTCGACCAAATCCGCTCGGCGCTGGCCGCGGTGAACATCACCCTTCCCGAAACGTCCACGCTCACGCGGGACTGGTTGCGCGCGCAGGTGCAGGCCGCCTCGAAACTTGGCGATTCTGGCGTCATGACGGTAGCCGCCCTGCTCAACGTGGCGGACGCCTTCGCCAGCGTGGTTCCAGCCACCGAGGAGGCCTCCACCGCGGTGAAGCGCACGGCGGCGGATATTGCCACCTCCATGGCCAGCCTGACGAAGGACAGCAAGAACTTGGAGATTGAGCTGATGATGGCTCAGGGCAACGCCTCTGGTGCCCGGTCCGCGCAGCGCGCGCTGGATACGGCCGGCATGGTGAATCCTGACGGATCCATCAATACGGCTGAAGTAGCGCTCTACGACTTCAACCAGACGCTGCGCGATAGCATCACGCTGCTGAACGATGCCAAGAGCAGCTACCAGACCTACTACGACACCTTCGCTACCGACGAGCAGAAGCGCGCGAAAGCCGTAGCGTCGGTGACTGAGGCCCTTGGCCCCGGCATCACCACGACTGCCCAGTACCGGGCCGAGGTGGACCGTCTGGTCGCCGAGTACGGTATCGGCTCCGCGGAGGTAAAGAAGGCCACGGACGTCGCTGGAGAGTTCTCCACGGCGTTCCCGGCGGTGTCCTCTGCCGTGGCCAGCCTCACCAAGGATGTCTCCGCCTTCCGCGAGGGTTTCTTCACGGCGGCTGAACAGGTGCAGATGAGCAGCACCGACATGACCGAAGCCCTGAAGGCTTTGGGGTTGTCTACGCTGCCCACCTCGAACGCAGAGTTCCGCGCCTTGGCGCTGAGCGTGGACACCAGCACGGACTCCGGGAAGGAGCTCTACAACGGTCTGATGGGTCTCGCAGGGGCGTTCGCTCGGCTGCACCCCCTAGTGTCTACGGCGGAGGAGGTGATCAACTCCTTCGACGGGGCGCTGGCTTCCCTGCGGGCATCCGGAGCCTCCCGTACGGTGGAGCAGATCGCAAGCAACTTCCTGACCCTTGAGGAGCAGCTGTTCCAGGCCCAGAACGTGGGTAACACCCCCGCGCTTCGCCAGCACATCCTTGACAAGCTCAGCGACGTGAAGGACTCGATCACTGGGCTCAGCGAGCGAGACCTGCAGAACCTGATCTGGGGCATCGAAGATACCCGCTCGGCGGCAGAGAAGGCAGCGGCCGACATGAAGACTGCGGCCGATGACGCGACTCGCGCCATGGATGCGATGGCAGCGGAGGCCAAGAGGATTGCTGACGAGCATGCCGGCCTCTGGCGGCAGTACCTAGAGGCGACCGGCAACATAGCGGCCATCCGCGAGCTGGAGCTGGCAACCCTTGACCCGAGCAACCGCGAGCTGCAGAAGATGATTTGGGCGCTGCAGGATCAGAAGGACGCCACGGATAAGGCGGCGGCAGCAGCCGAAGAGCTGAAGTCCACCTGGACGTCTCTTACCGACAGCATCATGGAGGAGGTGAAGCGCATCCGTGGGATCATCACGGAGAGCAGCGGAGGCAGCTACGCCAGCCTGGCGGCGCAGTTCGCCATCGCCACCGCGCAGACCCGTGCCCGCGACCAGGACGCGGCCAAGCTGCTGCCAGGCCTGGCACAGTCGATGCTGACGGCCTACGAGTCCACCGCCACCAGCCTAGTCGACCTGCAGCGCCAGCGCGCGCTCACGGCCAACAGCCTGGAGCAGACCGCCAGCCTGGTCAGCGGTGGAGCCTCCACAGCCGACCCGGTGACTGAAGCGCTCGCCGGTCGCGGACGGGGTACCGCGCTGTCCGTCAACGCCGGGACCACTTATGCGGTGACGCCTGCCGCGCCGGCCTACGGCCTGTCAGACATGGTGGTGGAGCTGCGCAAGGAGATCGCGGCCTTGAAGGAGGAGGTCAAAGGCCTTCGCGCCGAGGCACTGGCCAGCGGCAGCACTATCGCGTCCAATACGGGAGGCTCGCTGCGCCTGCACAAGCAGTGGAATGACGTGGGCCTGCCCATCACCACCGAGACCGACCTCGCGGCCGTGTACGGAGCCTGACCGCCATGGCCTTCGTCAACCTGATCGACCGCCTCTACCAGCTGGTGCTGGCCATCCGTACCGATGTGAAGGCGTTGGAGGCTGCCTATCCAACCAAGGACTGTCTTGCGGTGTACCTGAACACCTCCACCAACAGCACCACGGCCGGTTGGCAGAAGGTGCCTCTGGATACGGTGCAGTTCGACACCGGCAACATTTGGGTCTCCGCCACGAAGCGCGTGGTACCAAAGAAGGCCGGCAAGTATTCCGTCACGGTGCGCGCCCGCACCGGCACGGCCAGTGCGATCGGCGCCGTCGCGGTCTGGCTCAACGGCGCCACGGCGGCCAACGTGGGCGCCGAGGGCGCGTTGACGGGCGGTGGCGGCTCCTGCCTGGTGCACTGCAACGGCACCACCGACTACATCGAGTTGTACGCCTACCTGACCACGGTACGCGCATACACCACGGGCCCAGCGGACAACTACCTGCACGTCGTCGGGCCTTTCTGAGCGCGCCATGAAAGTCATCACCCCCACCACGATCATCGACGCGATGTACACCAGCGGCCCGCCCGAGGCGGACTACGCGGCCTACGCTGCGGGCACCACCTACGCGCTCGGCAACCGGGTGATCCGTACCAGCACGCACCGCATCTATGAAAGTCTGGTCGCTGGCAACCTGGGCAACACGCCCGAGAGCAACCCCACCAAGTGGCTAGACATCGGCCCTACCAACAAGTGGGCGCTGTTCGATTCGGTCGTGGGCACCAAGACCACCGTGGCCAGCCCGCTGACGGTGGTCATCGCACCAGGTGCTGTCAACGCCATCGCGCTGCTGGAACTGGTCGGCACATCGGCGACGGTGGCCATGACCAGCGCCACTGGCGGCGGCACGGTCTACAGCCAGACGATCAGCCTGGACGCCTCCGAGGTCGGCGACTACTACGAGTACTTCTTTGGACCGTTAGTCCAGCGCACATCGGTGGTGTTGACTGATCTACCACCGTATGCGGACGGCATCATCACCATCACGCTCACCGGGACCACGGTAAGCCTTGGTGTGTGCGCGGTTGGTCTGCTCACGGACCTGGGCGGCACACAGTACGGCGCCACCGCCGGCATCACGGACTACAGCCTCAAGACGACCGATGCGTTCGGTAACACCACGCTGACACAGCGCAGCTACGCCAAACGCACCACCGCAAAACTCTGGCTGGGTAAGGGCGATGTGAACCGCGTGCACCGCAAGTTGGCCGATCTGCGCGCCACGCCATGTGTCTGGGTGGGCGTGGAAGACGACGCTCTGGATCCGCTCACCGTGTTCGGCTTTTACAAAGACTTCCAGGTGGAGGTGGCTTACCCCACCGTCGCCTTGTGTTCACTTGAAATCGAAGGAATGACATGACCACCGTTTCCAACGCACCCACCTTGCCCAGCCGAGGGGCGCCCAGCACTTTCAGCGCGCTGTTTGAGGCCTTCCTCAGCTGGATGAAGAACAACCTGGTCCCGGAGATCAACGCCGTGGCCGGTGAAGTGAACACCAACGCCAGCACGGCCAGCACCGCTGCTGGCACTGCAACTGCAGCGGCTGGAACGGCCAGCAGCGCCTCGGCCCTGGCGGTGGCTGCGGCCAACTTCAAAGGCGCCTGGTCGGGGCTATCAGGGGCGCTCAACACGCCCGCCAGCGTGGCCCATGGTGGGCGCCTGTGGATGCTTCTGTCCAACCTGGGCGACGTCACGACAAAAACGCCTGGCGTCGCCGCCGAGTGGCAATTGCTGTTCGGCCGCTCGGTCGATTTGAAAGCGGATGTGCAGCCGGTCGCGGCAAGCGATATCGACTGGTCGCTGTCCACCTACTTCACCAAGACGATCTCCAGCCCGTTGACCCTGACGTTTTCGAGCGTGCCGACGGACAGGGCCGCGCTGATCGTCTTCGAGCTGACGGTCACCAGCGGCACGTTGACATTGCCGGCGGCTTGCAAATGGCCGGATGACACCGCGCCCAACCTTCCATCCGGCAAGACGCACCTCCTGTTTTTCCTCACCGACAGCGGCACCGCCCGGTTCCGGGTGTGCGCGATTCCAAACTTCACAACGTAGGCCATGGACCAGAACCTTCTCGCACTGTTCATGGGGGCGGCCTCGGCTGCTGGAGCCGCATTCCCGGTATTCAGTGAAGCGCGGTCCGCCACGCCGGCTTCCGCCACCACCACGCTCACCGCCGTCAAATTTGGCGATGCCCACGCGATGCGCCGCGTGGTCGTGGCCTTGTCGCTGCACAAGGGCACCGCCGGAAACACGGGTGCGTCGGCCGTCACGGTCGCTGGCGTCGCCGCCACCAAAATCACCTCGCGCATCGACGGCTTGACGTGGCGCGAGGTGTCGCTATGGATCGCCGATGTATCCGCAGGCGCGACCGGGGATGTCGTGGTCGCTACCGGCGCCTTCACCGCAGACTTCCTGATCGCGGGTGCCTACGCCCTGTATGGAACCCCCGGCGCGGCGGTGGCCACAGTGGGGAATCACAACGCCACGGCCCAGACGGGCAATGTGGGGAACCTGGCGGTGCGCAAAGGGGGTGCGGTCATCGCGGTGGCCGCCATCAGCACCTCGTACACACCAAATGTCCCGGCCGGTCTGGATTTCAACGTCGGGGGCACTGCCAACGCCAAAGGTGCTTCAGGCTGCGGCTATGCCTCGACGGACAGCCCGATTGCGGTCAGCCTGCCCGCCTGGTATGACGCCGTCGCGGCGTCCTTCGCGCCCCTTTCGGCACGGGTCGACGGCGTGCTTTACACGGGTGCAGGTGCCATCGTTGCCACGGCACTGACAACCATCCCCGCGCACAAGGCGGGCGATCTGCTGGTTGCGTTCGCCTTCAACAACGCCAGCACCACGACCCCGACCTTGCCCAGCGGCTGGACGCAGATCGCGGCGCCTGCCGGTGCCGGTTCATGCGCCATGCTGGCGGCGTACAAGGTGGCGTCCAGCAACGCGGAAGCCGTCACCGGGTTCACCAATGCGTCGGGCCTGCTGGTGCAGTGCTATCACGGGGTCGATCAAGCATCGCCTACCGGCGGCGTCGCCACCAATTCCGGCACATCCAACACCGTGGCCTACCCGGCTCTGACCATGAGCGTCACGGACGGATCCAGCCGCGTCGTGTGCTTCGGTGGACGCAAGGCCACCGGCACGGCGTTTGAGACTGCACCGGCAGGGGCCACGCTGCGGTCAAACGTTGACGGCGGCGGTGGCAACCAGTTTGAGGTGGCCGGCTTCGATACCGCAGCCGGTGTCGCGTCTTGGTCCGCCCAGAACGTAGCCGCTGGCGGGGCCACCCAGCAATGGTTTACCTGCTCGATTGAGCTGAAAAAAAGGAACTGAACATGAGCACTGCCCTGTTGAACGAAGACGGGTCTCTGGCCCGCCACCCGTACACCTTCGAGGACCTTCAAAAGGACCACCCAAGCACGGTGTTCTTCTTGCCGCTGGACGAAGCGACGATGGCCCACTACCGCATGGTCGTGGTACAGGCAACACCGGCGCCGGTTCCGGCGGCATCGCAGACCGTCGAAGCAGCGGATCCTGCCTTTGTGGACGGAGTCTTGACCCAGCAATGGGCCCTGGTGGAGTGCCCAGCGCCCGTGATCGCCGCCAAGCGCCAGGCCATGATTGACTCCATCGACAACGCTTGCGCGGAGATCTACGTGCGAGTGGGTCGATTCGCGGAGGAGTACAAGGAGAGGGAGGCTCAAGCGATCGCCTACAAGGCGGCCGGCTATA